GCCATTGAACGGTGGTGAGTTGTCGTCTTCGCGGTATGTCTGAATCAGCAGGTTGTCCTGTGGCGCAGGCAGATCAACAACTACGGAAGCAACGCCAGATGATTCATTGCCAAGGGAATCAACCGCACGGATGAAATAGGTGCCTTCAAGCAGTGGCACAATCTTGCGAGTGGCGGATCCAGGCACCGATGGCACAATGTCGTTTGCTTGTCCCCAGCTAGCCGTTACGTCAGTCAGTGGGCAATGACGGATGCGAATCTCACCGCCAATGCGGACGTCAATATCTACGGTTTGTGGCCAGTACAGCTCGGCGCTCTTTTCGTCGATCGGCGCGATGAAAAGATCCGGGATTGTTTCCGGCGGTGCGGTCTTGCCAACGGCATCAAAAGCCAGTTCAGCAGGTGATGACCGTTTGTTGGCTGCACTGACAGCCCGCACTTCAATGTTGTATCTGCCAACGTCGCTGTTGATGATCTCGCAGTCTGGAGCGCGAGTATCAATAGGCACCGGGTTGCCATTGTTGACTCTATAAAACACTTCATATTTAATGGCTCGCACCGAAGGCTGCCAGTTGACGATGATCTTTGACAGCACCTTGCCGTTGCTTTCATAAAGCACTTCAATTGCTTTGATGTTGCCAGGTGTTTCTGGCGGCTCGTTTAAGTCGCTGACATCCCGAGGCTGAAGTGGGACATCGCGCTCGATGTAATCATATTTTGTATAGTTGTATGATAATGCGGAAACTGAATAGGTGCCATTATCGTTTTCTTTTACGCTAAGCACGCGCCACAAGCTGAGCAGGATATTTGATTCGCCAATGCCGAATGGTGCGCCCGCAGCAGGCACCTGACTAAGCGGAGAGCCAAGCGTAACGACGGAGCCAGTGATTGTTGAATTTGATGGAGCAGCAAGTGTCCCATCGGGAAGCATTACGTTGAACGTAAAACTATTAACAAGTTCGGGAAATTCACGGTCGATATAAACACTGGTTGTGGTTGATCCAGCCCGACACCGACCAGCGCGGACAGCACCAGCGCGAGCAGGATCACCGATCTTGATCAGATCGCCTGGCCTAACAGTAATGCCAGCAGCCATATCGGCTGTAAATGTGCAGGTTTCGGTTTCGTTTTGCTCGGAGTACAGAAGCCACTCGCCAAGCCTGCGTGCCTGACCACGGCTGGTGCAACCATATGCTTCAACTTCAGTTTTAACTACGCCAAACTTGCTAATGCCAGTTTTATCCTCAACAACTTCATAAGCCTTGTCGCGTGTCTCCAGGTCCATGTAAGACACAACAGCTACGGTGTGCCTTGTCTTAAGACTGCTGCCGCTGTAGTTAAAACCTTCCTCCGTAACGTTGGACTGATTAAAAACGTAAACCTCACCCGCTGGTGCATCTTGAGATAATGTGATGCTGCCTGTTGACCAGAACGGCATTGCACGCATGGTTGAGGCCAAGTTACTAATTAGCTTGAACGCTTCCTCCTGCGATTGGATATTGACGTTGCACGAAAATCTGGGTTCTTGCCCGCCAAAACCATCAGGGACCAACGCAGATGCGTATTGGCTGCAGGAAAAGAATGCCCACTTGTCAAGCTGCTCAGCTTTAACGTGATCACCAAATCCATAGCGCTTAGATGTCAAAAGGTCCCAAAGTATCCATGCAGGGTCCGATGTCCATTGCGCTGCTTGAAACGTACCATTCCAGGTGCCGCTATAGATCAATCGACCATTATTTTGGTCGACCGTAGCATTGTTTGGGATGGCTACTTTGATGCCACGAATGCGATAGGTGCGGCTTGGAATAGATTGAAACTGTTCGGAATCAATCTTTAATCCAAACAACGCAGAATTTGGATAAGTTGTTTTTGCGTTGATTTTTTCGGTGTAACCAGCCCAGAAAAATTCATCCTTAAGGGTCATTCCATTTGTATTAGGCGGGGGCGCGTCAGGTTTGGTCCGCACAACGCGAATATCAACCGGAGGAGACTGCGTGAGCGCAATGGTATATGCTTTTTGATATAGGTCAGTTGTACGACCA